ATTACAACATTTATACGGATACTGATTCTGTGTATTTTTCAGCTCTCCCTCTTGTTAAACACCGAAACCCAACCATTAACGAACAATCGGATGAGGAAATGGTGCCCGCTATCTTATCAGTTGCAAAGGAGGTGCAGGAACATATCAATAAAACTTATGATGTAATGTCAAAAAGGTTGTTCAACATAGAAACGCACCGATTTGATATTAAGCAGGAAACCATTGCTAAGTCTGGGTTTTGGGTTGCTAAAAAGCGATATGCTCAATGGATTATCAATGATAACACCGTCCCTTGCGATAAGATTGATGCAAAGGGGTTGGATGTTAAACGCTCAGATTTTCCAACTTATTTTAAGGGTGTGATGGAGCAGGTTTTATCGGATATCTTAAAGGGGGTAACTAAAAGTGATATTGATAAGAAGATATTGGATTTTAAGGCGGGGATGGAAACACAACCAACAAAAGATATAGCAAAGAACTCTGCTGTAAAGGAGTTGAGTAAGTATGATAATGGTAAATCTTCATTAGGTAAGTTTCCTAAAGGAACACCGGCGCATGTTAAATCTGCTATTGCATATAATCAGTTGTTGAAATACTATAACTGCCCATACAAATTTGAACCAATCAAAGATGGTGATAAGATTAAGTGGGTTTACTTAAAAAGAAACAATTTGGGGTTAGATACTGTTGGTTTTACGGGGTGGAATGACCCGCCGGAGATAGAAAAAATAATCAAAGATTACATTGATTTAAATGCTATTTGGGAAGGTGCGCTTCAAAACAAAATAGATGATTTCTATAATGCTATGAAGTGGGATTTACCAAATGAAAACTTACAAAAAGCTTCACAATTTTTTGGATTTTAAGGAGATGATTTTAGTTGAGGTTAAAACACAGTCTCAAAAGGATATTGTTAAAAAAATAATTGAAAACTATCATTCCTATGTCCCAAATAATGCTTCTGTTGGTAGGAGAATAGATTGGTTAATTTATGAGGAAGATACATTTCCATCTCAGCCTGTTGGTATGATTGGTATAGGTTCTTCGGTATATCCACCACCAAAAGATTTATTGAATAAATTAAAATTGAGTAAGATTGAGTACCGGGAAGTTTTCAATACAATATGTAATAATTGGAGATTTTGTATGGTAAAATCAATAAAGAATGCTGGAACACGTGTTTTAAAAGAATTGAGAAAAAAGGGCCCCATTGCTTGGAAACAAAAATATGGTGATGAACTTAAACATATTATTACATTTGTAGCTGGTGGTAACACCGGAGCAGTTTATAAAGCAGATAATTGGCAATCTATTGGTTTTACAGCAGGTTTACCTGAGCATAAATCATCATCTATGAAATGGGATAATTCAGAAGAGTTATCTAAAAAGTTTGTAAAACCAACTGGTGAAAATCGTAAAATTATTTTTTACAAATCTTTGGATAGTTAATAAAAATTTCGTATATTGTATAAACTTTAAAAATTAAAAACTATGAAAAAATCTTCGTTAGAAGGATTCATAAGCCGCTATACATTGGGTGGTGAAATTGAATCAGTAAAAATCATATCAGATAAAAGTGGTATGAGTGTTAAATTCATTTCAGATGATAAAACCTTATTGGGGACAGTTACATCTGAAGATACTGAATTTGCAGATGGCGAGTTTGGTGTGTATACCACATCACAACTTAAAAACCTATTAGGTGTTTTGGATGCCAACATCAATGTAACTGCTGGAAGTGCTGCATTGGAGTTTTCCGATAATTCAACTACGGTAAACTATATGATGGCCGATTTATCAGTAATCCCTGCGGTGCCGGATATCAAACAAATACCTGAGTTTGAATCTGAAATTACCTTAAGTGATGAGTTTATTGGTAGGTTCATTAAATCAAAGAGTGCTTTAAGTGAATCCGATACCTTTACATTCCAATGTAAGGGTGGTAAGGGTGAAATTATTTTGGGGTATTCAAAGATTAACTCAAATAGAATTTCAATCAAAGTTGATTGCACTTGTACCAAAGATTCGGTGGGACCAATTTCATTTTCAGCAAAATATTTGAAAGAAATCCTAAATGCTAATCGAACACCGAAAGCAGCAACTTTGAAAATAGCAACTGCGGGGTTAGCACATTGTGCATTTGAGAGTGAAGGTTTTAAATCAGAATACTTTTTAGTTGAAGTGAAATAATATGTTTTGGGATACTGAACCGGCGAAGCCTGAATTCAACTATGATGTTGAAAAAAAGAAGTTTATTGATAATTTAAACTACTTAGCATCAATGTCCGTTGAAGAGCAGACATTATACAAAAAGTGGCAGGAGTGGAATGGTGACCTAAAAAACACCATGCCCAAAAAAGCAATCATTGCTACCCACTACGATTCACTTTGGTTTCCAACGGATATTTACAATAAAGAACTAACGATAAAAGAAATTGAATCATTAGAACCTTATGTGGAAATCGTTGATGATAACCCAAAAGAATCAACTCGCTGGACAGAAATCCGAAAGCTAATCCATACAATGGAGTTTGTTGCTAATCCTGGTCGAAATGTAAAGATATGGATAAAAGATAGAGTTAGCGGCAAAGTTTTAGGACAGGTTTCATTAGGTTCTGATATTACATCATTGGGTGTAAGGGATACTTACATTGGTTGGAGTAAGGATAATAAGTTTAAGCAGGGGAAGTTAAACAATACTAGCATTGCGACTACTATTGTTTCTACACAACCTTTTGGATACAACTTTTTAGGTGGTAAATTGATTGCTGCACTTGCTACATCACCCATTGTTAGGAACTATTGGAAAAAGAAGTATGATGATGTTTTGGTAGCATTAGGAACAACTTCGTTGTATGGTATTCACTCTCAGTATAATGGTATTCCGCATTTTAAAACTTTGGGAGAAAGTAAGGGTAAGATTAGTACCAAACCCGATGATAAGGTGTATGACCCGTGGCATCAATGGTTAAAAGAAAATCATTCAGAGTGGTATAAGCGAGAGATAACGGAGGAACGAGAGAGGAATGGTGCAAATATGGGTTACGAAAGAAACGGGCCTGTAAGTGGGATAAAGCAAAAAATCATACATCAAATCTATAAAGAGCTTGGTATTAAATCAGATGCTTACGATCACGGATTCAAACGGGGGGTGTATCTTGCACCATTCTATGAAAATGGTAACGAATTTCTGAAGGGGGAGATAGAAGAGGATAAATTGGTTATGAAAGATAAGTTTGTTAGGGGTGATGAATACACTATAAATTGGTGGAAACCAAAAGCAATTCGTAGATACACCACCCTGTTTGATGAAGGGAGAATTAAACCCGAAGCACTTTTTTATGTGGATATTATAGGTATGAGTTGGGAAGAAGCAAAAGAAAGATATTTAAAAGAAGTAGGAAGATGAACAATAATGAAAATAGCTTGTGGGTAGAACGATATCGCCCATCTGGACTTGAAGGGTATGTTGGTAATGAACATATCATAGAAAAAGTTAAGATTTATATAGAAAACAACGATGTTCCCCATTTGCTATTGCACGGGGATGCGGGTACTGGTAAAACCACACTTGCGAAAATCATAGTAAATGCTATTGATTGTGATTACCTTTATATCAATGCATCGGATGAAAGGGGTATTGATACTTTAAGAGAGAAAATCAGAGGATTTGCTGCATCGGTTGGGTTTAGGAAATGGAAAGTGGTAATACTTGATGAATCAGATTTTTTAACTCCGGCTGCTTTAGCGGCACTTCGTAACCTAATGGAAACTTTTAGTAAGAATACGAGGTTTATATTGACATGTAATTATCCTGAAAAGATTATTGACCCAATTCAAAGTAGATGTCAAACATTTGAAATCATACCACCATCTAAAAAGGATGTTGCAAAGAGGTTAAATGAAATATTAGTTACGGAGGGTGTTCAATTTGAAATGCCAGACCTTGCGATAATTGTTAATAGTGGATACCCCGATATTCGTAGGGTGATAAACGCTGCACAACGGCAGGTTATTAATGGTAGGTTAGTGATTGATAAACAATCCAGTATTGAATCCACTTATGCTGAAAAGATTGTGGATATCCTAAAAAGTGGTGCAGATATCAAAAGTAAATTCACACAAATTCGGCAAATATTGGCAGATTCAAAGGTGAGGGATTATACAAAGTTGTATTCAACTCTATATGAGCGGGTGGATGAGTATGCCGGAAACAAAGTTGGAACGACAATTGTTAATATAGCCGAAGCGCAGTATAAGGATTCGTTGGTGGTGGATAAAGAAATAAATGTAATGGCAATGTTTGTAAGTATTTTAATGTAAAGAAAGGATAAAAAATGGCAAAATTAGTAGATTTCAAAGGGATGACTCCCCAACAACCGGAACAACCGGTTCAATTTAATGTAGACCCGACAAAACTTCAGACGGTTACTTGTCCAAATTGTGAGGGTATATTTTTCGAAGAAAAAATGATGTTCAAAGAATTACCTGCAATTCAATCACCAAGTGGAAAAGCATCTATGATACCAATTCCGGTGGTTGTTTGTAATGAGTGTGGAACAGTTCATCCAAAGTTTGTACCAAAAGGTTTATTTGATGCCCCCCAAGAAAAAAAGTGATTCATCGGAAGTAACAATAAAGGCCAAAACCCTTTTTGACCATTTGAGTGGTTTGAAGGAAAGTAAGGTTAAGTGGGAAACTCTTTCAGAGGGTGATAAAAAATCGTTTTCGGTTTATCTTGCTAATCGTTGGTTGAGTATGAACCCAGAATATATTGATTTGGTAAATGAAGTTCAAAGGTTCACCAATGGACAATTGGGTGCTAGGGAGGTGTATAAGGTGTATTATGATTTCTTACCGAAGAAAAAAACTTTTGATAAATACATAAAAAAATCCGGCGGAAGTGTTGTTTCTGAACAAATTATTTCGTATATTTGTAAGTACTTTGAAGTATCGGGTAGAGAAGCCGAAGATTATGTTGAGTTACTATCAGAGGTTGAGGTTAGGGATATTATAAAAAAGTATGGGGTTAAGGATTCGGAAATTGATAAAATGTATAAAGATGCAGCAAAGTAAAGAAATGGTAAACCACCCCAATCACTATGGTGGGGTAGATAACCCATATGAAGCGATTAAGGTTATAGAAGCATGGGATTTGGATTTTCATTTAGGTAACACCATCAAATACATATCCCGCGCCGGAAAGAAACACCAAGACAAAGAGTTAGAGGACTTGTTGAAAGCAAAGTGGTATTTAGATAGAAAAATTCAAAACTTACAAAATGGAAGATAATATATTAGATGATGTGTATGAGGGGTTAGTTGTATTGGATGATTTCAAAGATTGTGTATTGGGTAGAGTTCAACAGGCCGGTTGTGATTTAAAGGTTATTTACTCAATCAAATGTATTCTATCAAAACTTATGGAAAGAGATGGTATGAGTTACGATGAAGCATATGAGTTTTACGAATACAATATTTTGGGTTTGCATGGGCAGGAATCCCTTCCAGCGTTTTTAATTGATAATGAAAAATAGTTTTAGTAGCATACTTGATTTTACTACCCCCAGCGAAGTTGAGGGTGATGTAAAGGTTTCCTATTCGCAATATACGATGTGGGCAAATTGCCCTAAAAAGTGGAAATTGACCTATATGGATGGGCATAAGGAGGATGAAC